TAGGCACTAAACAACACATAACTCATAAGCCATTAATTACTGGTGATAAAGGTAAACCTATATGTGTTTATGCAATTGCTGTAACAAGTAATGATGGTCAATACATAGAAATTATGAACATGGCAGAAATAGAAAAATGCCGTCAAGTATCTAAAGCTAGTTCATCACCACATTCACCTTGGGTTAAATGGTTTGACCAGATGGCTAAAAAAACTGTTATCCATCGCATTGCAAAACGACTACCAAAGAACGATGCAATTAATTCTGTTGTCAGAATAGAT